GCGGAAAGGAAAAGGTCATGACCTGCCACGAATCGAAACGATCATCACGGATGCTGCCGGAAGCTACGGCCCGGAAGTTGCAGATTGGGCTCAGCGCATTCTCGGAGTGGAGCTCATGCCCTGGCAAAGGCATGTTCTCAACAATCAACTTGCCGTCGATGCCGAAGGGCAGTTCCTCAACCATGTTTCACTTGTGTCCGTTGCTCGACAGAACGGAAAGACCGTTGCACTCAAAGCGTTGCTTGGATGGTGGCTGACGCAGTACGCCACGCAGGTCGGCCCACAAACAATCCTGACCACGGCCCACCGGCTCGATCTAGCCACCGCGCTGTTCCAAGATTTGGCACCCATCATCGAGTCCAAGTTCGGTGTCAAAGCTGTGTGGGCTTATGGTCGTAACAGCATCAAGGTCGGTGACTCCAAGTGGTACGTCAAAGCAGCCAGGCCATCGAGTGGTCACGGTATGTCGGTGGATCTCATCATTGCTGACGAAGTGTTTGGCATTGACTCCGAGACATTGGACATTGGCTTGCTCCCGACGCAGCGTGCCAGGCCGAATCCGTTGTGCTCGATGTGGAGTACTGCTGGTACCGAGGACAGTGTTGCCATGTTGCGTTGGCGTGAGCAGGGCATTCGTGCCATTGACTCGGGTGAGAGCACTGGCAGTGTGTATCTGGCTGAATACAGCCCACCACCTGAACTAGATCCGATGAGCGAAGCTGCATGGGAGTACGCCAATCCGGCGCTTGGGCACACGCTTGACATACGCACAGTCCAATCGGAATCCAAAGGCCCAAATCGTGCAGGCTTCCTGCGCTCTAGCGTGAACCTGTGGGTGCAATCAGAGCTCTCGTGGCTGCCACCTGGACGGTGGGAGTCTTGTCGTACCGATTTGCCACCATTGCCTGGCGGCGTGCTCGCCGTGGAAGTCTCCTTAGACGATGGCCGGTACGTGGCTGTACGTGTGAACGCGAATACTGCTGGGATGCTGACTGCGACTGTCGCATTCATGTGCGAAACCATCACACAGGTATGGGATAACATTCGACACCAGTTGGCCTCCAACTCAGGCTTGCAAGTTGCTATCACGCCGACACTGGACACCAACTGCCCCTCCGATCTGCAACGTCGCAGGGTGCTGGTCGGCTACCAGGAGATCAGCCGGTACACGTCGATGGTCAAAAATCTGATCAACGAAGGTCGCGTGAAACACACTGGTGAAACGATGTTGGCTGAGCATGTTGGGCGAGCTGTCGCGGTGCGTACTCCTGGCGCGATTGCGTTGTCATCGCAGAAGTCGTCCGGGCCGATTGAATTGGCGCGTTGCTTGGTGTGGGCTGTTGGCATGATGAGCCGACCACGCCCAATGGTCAACCGTCCTGTCATTGCATCGAGTGCCTAGACTGTTCGCACGATGGCATTCTCATTGAAGCGCGCAGTAGCGAACAACACCAACGCCCAGATTGGCGCAGCCGGTGCAGCAGGCAATCCGCTTGTCGGCAACTTCATGACGTACACGACCGATTTCAATCGGTCGGCTGCAATCCAGATTCCAACCATCAGCCGGGCACGTGACCTGATCTGCTCGATGGTCGGCTGCCTGGAGATTCACCAGTACTCAAAACAGTGGGTGGGCGAGGACTACGAGGACGTACATTTGCCTGATGACACATGGTTTCATCAGCCCGACCCGAACGTGACACGCAATTTCATCATGTCTTGGACGACTGATGACCTGCTGTTTTACGGACGCGCCTTCTGGATTGTGACCAGCCGATTCGGCAACGGCTTTCCAGCGACGTTCACGTGGATTCCGGCAGACAACGTGCAGACACGTGACCAGGCTGGCCCACAATGGTTCGGCCCGAGCAAGGAAGTGTATTTCAACGGCTATCGGCTTGACCCAAATGACGTAGTGCAGTTTCTCAGCCCTATTCAGGGCTTGCTGACGATGGGTGCACGCTCGATTCGTACCAACATCAACCTGGACACCAGCGCCGAACGCTTTGCCAAGAATCAGACACCAGCCGGTGTACTGAAGCAGACCGAGGGCGAACCGTTGAGTGGCGAGGAGCTGAGCGAGCTCGCTGCTGGCTTTGCAGCTGCACGAAATAACAATGCGATTGCTGCGTTGAACCAGTATGTCGATTGGAAAGAGTCGTACATGGATCCGAGCAAGCTGCAGTTGACCGAGGCACGCACATATCAAGCGCTTGAGATGGCACGCCTAGCCAACATCCCTCCGTACCTAGTCGGTGCACCATCAGGTTCGGGCATGACGTATCAGAACGCACAGCAAGCACGCCAAGACCTGTACCTGTTCGGTGCCAAACCATTCATTGACTGCATCGAGCAAACTTTGAGCCAAAACAGCGTGACACCACGCGGTCGCTACATTTACCTAGACGTGGAGAGCTACCTGGAGGAAGCAGAAATGTCTCCCGAGTCGGACAACGCTGCACCGGCTCGGGGGCTACCCTCTAATGACGAAAGTGAGGCATCATGATTCGCCTAACAGCCGAGAACACCTTTGTGCTCGCCCAGGAGGGCGAGTCACCACGCTCGATCAGCGGTGTCGCCGTACCTTGGGATACCGAGGCCACCGTCAGTGACGGTACTCGCGTCAAATTTGAGCGCGGTGCCCTCCCGGTGACCGGCAAGAAGCCGAAACTGTTGAAATATCACGATTCTGAGCAGCCGGTCGGCGTAGTCACAGGCCGCTTGGACTCCGAGGAAGGCATGCTGTTCACAGCCCGAATCAGCGCCACGTCCGAAGGCAACGACATGCTCGAGCTCATCAAGGACGAGGCCGTTGACTCGGTATCGGTCGGCGTGGACGTAGTTGACGCGACTTACGACGACAACGGCACCATGATCATCAAAAAAGCGAACTGGGTGGAGTTATCATTGGTAACAGCACCTGCATTCAAGGGCGCTATGATTACAGAGGTTGCAGCGACCGAACCCCAAGAGGAGACAACCACAATGTCAGAAGTCAAGGTCGAAGCACCAGCCGAAGTTCCTGCACCAGCACCAGCACCACAAATGCTGTTCGCTGCACCGCGCAAAGAGTTCAAGCTGCCATCAGCTGCTGAGTACATCAGCAAGATCATCCGCGGTGGATCCGAAGCGCAAGAGTTCCTTGCCAACATCAAGGCTGCTGCGCCCGATGTAGTCACGACCGACACGCCCGGCATCCTGCCCGAGCCAATCCTCGGCCCGGTCTACAACAACTTCCGTGGCCTGCGCCCGGTGTGCGATGCAATCGGTGTCAAGGCAATGCCCGGTGGCGGCAAAGTGTTCCGTCGCCCGAAGGTCACGACCAACACCACGATTGGTGCATCCAACGGCGAAAACGCCAACCTCGATCAGGGCACGTTCGTTGTCTCAAACAACAACGTCACCAAGGATGTGTACGGCGGATACGTTCGCCTGTCCGAGGAGGACATGGACTGGACTGAGCCGGAAGTTCTCGGCCTTCTGGTCGATGACATGGCGCGTATCTACGCCAACGAAACCGACAACGTGGCAGCTGACGCACTCAACACCGGCGCAACCGTGACGCTCACGCTCACCGATGCCAACCTCACCGACCCAACCAAGTGGGTGGAGTTCGTGTACGCGGCCTCAGCAGACATTCTCAGCAACAGCAACGGCAACCTGCCGACCCACATGTTCGTGGCACCAGCAATCTGGGAAAAGCTCGGCGCTTTGACCGACACAGCTGACCGCCCACTGTTCCCACAAGTCGGCCCAATGAACGCCTTTGGCAACTTGGTTCCCGGCGTAGGAAGCGGCAACGCATTTGGCCTCCAGGTCGTTGTGGATCGCAACTTCTCGGCAAGCACGCTCATCATCGGAGACCCATCGGGCTTCGAAATCTTTGAGCAGCAAAAGGGTGCAATCCAAGTCGAGGCGGCTGACGGTTCGCTGTCGCGTTACATCAAGTTCCGTGGCTACTTTGCCACTTTGATGATTGACGCAAACAAGTTCATCAACCGCACCAGCGTTTGATAGTTCGTTCCCTCCAGGCGACTCTGAACGGTGGCGACTTACTCGGTAACCCATAAACAGGTTGTCAGTAATGTTGCCATCGTTCAGTTGCTAGAGCCTCACAACTTTGAGGTCGGACAGTCAATAACCATCAGTGGCATCAACGCCACGTGGAATGGCACACACAAAATTCTGGCGCTGCCCGAGTATTACTTCATCGGCGTATCCCAGCAAGGTGATTACCAGTACGACACCGACACCATCATCCCCAATCAAGTGCAATTTGCGCTGACCACGGATGACGCTGATCGAGCAGCTGCTACCGGCACAGTCACCTACAGCATCACGTGCTCCTGGATTGTCCTGGATGACCTTGAGGACTATCTTGGCTTCACGTTCACCAATCCGAGCGCCGATCTGGACGTTGCCAACATGGCAATCAGCGCAGCCAACCAATTCGCATACCGCAAGCGTCAGGAGTCCGGGTACTTCGACTCACCAAGCTCGGTGCCGGGTGGCGATGCCAAGCTGGGCACGGTGCAGTACGCAGCAATCCTGTACCGCGAGCGTGGCAGCACCGAAGCCTTTGCATCGTTTGACCCACTAGCAACAGGTGGCCCGGTGACCGGCAACTACGGACAGATCCTGCGCCTGCTCGGAGTCAATAAGCCACAGGTGGCCTGACATGGCAAACATGTTCAAGGATGGTTACGACCAACTGGTAACAAAGCTCGGCACAATTACCGGGCTGCGTGTGTTTGACGATCCACGCAATATCAACGTGCCTTGCTGCATTGTTGAAGCTCCAACAATCATGATGGCGAGCAACGTGGTTGCAGACATGGAATATCGCGTCGTGATAGTCGGCCTGGGCACCGGCGACAATCGCACGCTTGACCAGCTGTTGGATTTGGCTGATCTAGTCCGTGCAGCACAAATCGGATTGACCGAAGCACGGCCCACCACAGTTTCATACGGCGGTGCTGACTACCCTGCGTACGAGCTGACAATACGCACAAAAGTCAGCCCATAGGGCTACTAGACTGCCAAACGGGTAAGCAGCGACCCTCGACGTAGAGGAGATCTGCTACATGGCTAACGCAACCACATACCTCGCAACCCCGACCTTCGGCATCGGTGTCAACCTCGCCGGTATCAAGGATCTGACCGACCAGTGCAAAAGCGTCGTCATCACCAAATCGCGTGAATCACTCGACAGCACATCGTTCGGCAACACAGGCCGCCAATACGTAGGTGGACTCACCAACGTGACGGTCACCGCCACACTGTTGATGGAATACTCGGCAA